CAGAATCAACATTCCTACGCCAATCATGGCAGGTGTTAGAACCCCACTTCGCCAATTTGCAAGTTGCGTTCTTGTTGATGTTGATGACACCCTTGATAGCATCTTCAGCTCTGATATGGCAATTGGTCGCTATGTTGCACAAAGAGCAGGAATTGGTATCAATGCAGGTCGAATCCGTGGCATCAACAGTAAGATCAGAGGCGGAGAAGTACAACACACAGGTGTTGTACCTTTTCTCAAGAAGTTTGAAGCGACTGTCCGATGCTGTACGCAAAATGGCATACGAGGTGGATCCGCGACAGTACACTTCCCAATCTGGCACAAAGAAATAGAAGATATTATTGTACTTAAGAATAATAAAGGAACCGAAGATAATCGTGTTCGTAAACTAGATTATTCAATCCAATTCTCAAAACTCTTTTATGAAAGATTCATTAATGATGAGGAAATGTCCCTCTTCTCACCTCATGATGTTCCGTCAGTTTCTGATGCTTTCGGGCTTCCTGAGTTTGATGATCTCTATGTGGCTGCAGAACGAAATGAGTCTATTCCAAGGAAAACTGTCCGCACTCAAGAACTTATTCTGAGTATTCTAAAGGAACGTGCTGAGACTGGTCGTATTTACATTATGAATATCGATCATTGCAATTCTCATAGTTCTTTTATTGATAAGGTATGGATGAGTAATCTTTGCCAAGAAATTACTCTCCCTACAGATCCAATTCATCATATTGATGATTCTGCAGGTGAGATTGCACTTTGTATTCTTTCTGCAATTAATGTTGGTAAAATTCGTGAACTAGATGATCTCGAAGAACTTTGTGATCTTGCTGTCCGTAGTCTTGAAGAATTGATTGATTATCAAGAGTATCCAGTTAATGCCGCAGAACTTGCTACTAAATCTCGCAGGTCTCTTGGTGTTGGATATATTGGACTTGCACATTATTTTGCAAAACATGGCGTTAAGTACGATTCTCAACAAGCTTGGGATATGACTCATGAGTTGACCGAATCATTCCAGTATTATCTACTAAAGTCATCAAATCAACTCGCAAAAGAAAAGGGTGCTTGTACTGACTTTAATCGTACAAAATATTTTGAGGGACTTCTTCCAGTTGATACATACAAGAAGGACGTAGACGAAATTTCTTCTATTCCATTAGAACATGATTGGGAAACTCTTAGAACATCCATCTTGGAACACGGTCTTAGGCACTCAACACTGTCCGCACAGATGCCATCGGAGAGTAGTTCCGTTGTGTCAAACGCAACCAACGGAATCGAACCACCTCGCGGATACCTGTCCGTTAAGAAGTCAAAGAAAGGACCACTCAAACAGATTGTGCCCCAGTATGGATCACTCAAAAATAATTATACTCTTCTATGGGACATGTCTGACAACACTGGCTATATTAACGTCGTTGCCGTCATGCAAAAGTTCTTTGATCAAGCCATCAGTGGAAACTGGTCATACAACCCAGAAAATTATCCCGATAACGAAGTCCCAGTCTCAGTAATGGCTCAGGATCTTTTACGGACATATAAGTTTGGATGGAAGACAAGTTATTATCAGAATACTTATGATCACAAGACTGATGAAATTAAGGAGGACACGCCAAAACAACAGTTAGACAAATTACTTGATGAAATTATGAATTCTAGTGAGGAAGATTGTGAAAGTTGCAAAATCTAGTAAAAAATAGGAGTTACAAATGGTAAAAGGAATGACCGTATTCAACACCAGTACAGATGTTGATACTCGCAAACAGCCAATGTTTTTTGGCCAACCACTAGGTTTGCAACGTTATGATCACTACAAGTATCCAGTATTTGATAAACTGACTCAACAACAACTGGGTTATTTCTGGAGACCTGAGGAGGTCTCCCTCCAAAAAGATCGTGGTGATTATCAATCTCTTCGCCCAGAACAAAAACACATCTTTACTTCTAACTTGAAGTATCAGATCATGTTGGATTCTGTTCAAGGTCGTGGTCCTGGAATGGCATTTATCCCTTATTGTTCTCTTCCAGAACTTGAGGCTTGCATGGAAGTGTGGGGGTTTATGGAGATGATTCATAGTCGATCCTATACATACATTATTAAGAATGTTTATTCCGATCCTACAGAAGTATTTGATACGATTCTAGATGATGAAAAAATCATGAGTCGTGCAACAACTGTTACTGGTGCATATGATGACTTTATTAATTCGGCACAGGAATATGGAATTTCTAATGCATGGAAGTTTGCACAAGAAGGTGCAGGTTATTCAAGGGATGAACGGATTGAACTAAAAAGAAAACTCTATCGTGCAGTTGCAAATGTCAATATTCTCGAAGGTATCAGGTTTTACGTCTCGTTCGCTTGCAGCTTTGCATTTGGTGAACTCAAACTTATGGAAGGATCCGCTAAAATTATCTCTCTCATCGCAAGAGACGAAAATCAACACCTTGTCATTACTCAAAACATCCTCAATAAGTGGCGTGAAGGAGATGATTCAGAGATGCAACAAATTGCTAAGGAAGAAGAAGGGTGGGTAACAGCTGCTTTTGAAAATTGTGTCAATGAAGAAAAATTCTGGGCTCAATATCTTTTTAAAGATGGATCTATGATTGGTCTGAATGACAAACTTCTCAATAATTATGTTGAATGGATTGCAAATCGTCGTATGAAGTCGATTGGACTTCGCCCACTTTATGATATTCCTGCAAAGAATAATCCACTTCCTTGGACTGAACATTGGATTAGTTCTAAGGGTCTTCAGGTTGCACCTCAAGAAACTGAAGTTGAGTCTTATGTGGTTGGTGGTATCAAACAAGATGTGAAAAAGGATACCTTTGCTGGTTTCAAACTCTGATCTAAATATTAATAACAACTGAATTGAAATAAGTTTTATGACTACTCAAACTAAAATTCCGAAGGTAGTGTCTGAAGACCTGCCCTCTAATCCTTTTGCTTTTGAAGTTCTTGCTCTTGCAGCAAAACAAAAGTCTGATTCAAAAAAGGTAGAGATTCTTCAAAAATATTCAGACGCATCACTCAAAACGATTCTAATTTGGAACTTTGATGATACGATTATATCCCTTCTTCCAGAAGGATTGGTTCCTTATGCGAGTGTAAGTCAACAGAACGTTAGTTCTGGTAATTTGAGTGATAATATTAGTAGAGCAGTTGAGATGATGGGAGATCTTGAATCCAATTCGATTGGATCTCAAGATCAAGGTAGAACTTCTATTCGTAAAGAGTATACTTACTTTTATAATTTTGTAAAAGGTGGTAATGATCGCCTTTCAAGTATGAAGAGAGAGACCATGTTTATTAGTATTCTTGAGGGATTGCATCCTCTTGAAGCTGAGATTCTCATGTTGGTTAAAGATAAAAAACTACAAACCAAGTACAATATTTCCAAAGAAAATGTTTCAGGAGCTTATCCGGATATTCAGTGGGGTGGGAGATCCTAAATATCCTTAGACATAATACCTAAGGAAATATGGCTAGACAGGGAATTAATACAGGAACAAGTCCCAATGATGGATTGGGTGATTCTCTGTTGACTGGTGCTATAAAGGTAAATTCAAATTTCTCTGAAATTTATAATACTTTTGGTGACGGAAATAATTTAACTGGAATTATTGCAGGAGTTGGAATACAAACATCTGCTGGATTGGTAGGAACTGGTGCAACTATTTTGGATTTTAGAGGAACTGGAATTTCTACAATTACAGTTGCTTCAGGAATTGCTACAATAAATATAACAGGTGGAGGTTCAGCAACTCCAGATATAAGTCCAGTAATGATGTCAATGATCTTCTAAAATGACAGCACCAAATCTCAAAAATCCAACAATCATCACAGGAAAAACTGCCCGAGTGGGAATTGCAACCACATCAGTTGTGGGTATTCTTACAAATAGTGCGGCAAGTAATAAAGTTTTAAAAATCAATAGTATTTTTGCAGCAAATGTTAGTGGGACAACTGCTGCAGATATAAGCGTTAGCATTTATAATGGAAGTTCGGATACATATCTTGCTTATACAATTTCAGTTCCACCAGATGCAACACAGATAATCTCAACTAAGGAAACTTAAATTGTATAAGCA